AAGAACAACATCGACGTGGCGACCAACACACTGGAGCTGGCCCGCGTGCTGAAGCCCAAGGCCATTGTGCTGGTGTCCACGGACGAGGTGTACGGGCCTGTGGCGGCCGACGACTACGAGGGGCACCCGGAGTGGGACACCATCCTGCCCAGCAACCCCTACAGCGCTTCCAAGGCCGCACAGGAGGCAATCGCGATCTCCTACTGGCGGACGTTCGGGGTACCACTGGTCATCGTCAACTGCATGAACATGATCGGTGAGCGCCAGGACGTGGAGAAGTTCGTTCCGCTCGTGCTCTCTAAGGTGCTACGGGACGAGGAGGTAACCATCCACGGTACTCCCGGCCACATCGGCACCCGGCACTACCTGCACTCGCGCAACCTGGCGGACGGCATCCTGTTCCTGCTGAACAAGCAGCGGCCGACTATGTTCCCGGCTCACGCCAACGTGCACGAAGGACTCGCGTCTAACACGCAGGTCCGGATCGGGGAGAAGCCTGACCGCTACAACATCGCGTGCCCGGACAGGATCGACAACCTGACCATGGCGCACATGATCGCGGACTACGCAGGGAAGCCGCTCAGGTACAAGCTTGAGGACTTCCACGGCAAGAGGCCGGGGCATGACCCGCACTACGGCCTCTCCGCGAAGAAGATGGCAGCGCTCGGCTGGACGCCTCCCATCAGCCTGGAAGACAGCCTCAGGCACACCATCGAGTGGACCATTCGGCACCCTAGCTGGCTGCTCCCGGACTGAGCACTTGAACTACGTGATAGGTTGTTTCTCATGAGCGATAGTGAGATCATTACGGTGTACCTGCCTGTATGGACAGAGTACGCAGTCAGGGTAGAAGTCAGCGGTGAGGACTTCAGGAACGGCGACTTCGACAGCGCGATCGATGACGCCTACGAAAAGCTTCCCAGCGGCCTCTGCTACGGGTGCTCCACAGGCAACTCCGGAGCCGGCTGGGGTACGCCCTCAGAGGTGACCCTGGAGCTTGGGGACTGCCCGGAGGCCAGGTACGCCACGGACAAGGACGGCAATGTCGTCTGGGGCGACAGCGCCGCGAAGCTGGGCTGGTAATGATTCCCGGCTACGCGCCATTCCGGTACGGCCAGTCCGGTGAGCTACAGCGCATCCTGAACGAGGCATTCGAGGACGAGCACGACTTCAACCTCCAGGGGGCGGACGATACTCACCTCGGCTGGATGCCATTCCAGATGGCTGACTTCATCGGCATCATGTCGGAAGTCATCCGCGAGACCAACGGCGTGTCATTCCTGGAAGTCGGATCAGGCATCGGCACCAAGAGCATGATCGCGAAGTACCTGTTCGGCCTGACCACCTTCGGGATCGAGTACAGCGAGACGCTGGCGACCGTGGCAACGCAGAAGCACCGTGGCCCTGTCTGGGTGGGCGACGCCCTGACGTACCCCTTCGGATACGGCAGCCACGACATCATCTGGATGTACAGGTGCTTCCGTGACCCGGGCCTTCAGGACGCCCTGGAGCAGAGGATCTACAACGAGGCCAAGCCTGGGGCTGTCTTCGCCGGCGCTGCACTGGAGAACACCCCTGAGGGCTGGCTGACCATCGTAGACGACATCGACGCAGGGAACCGGGGAGCATGGAAGAAGCCAAGCTAACCCGGAAGCCGCACGAGGAAGAGGCCAAGCGTCGCCTGGACGAGTACCTGGCGACTAGGCCCAACCCTGACGGCAAGCTGAGCAACGAGGCGATCATTCAGCTCATGGCCGACTACGCGGCTCAGACCTGGCAGGAGGGTTACGAAACCGGGTGGAGCGAGGGCTACAACGAGGGCGTAGAGGACGGGTACGGCAGTGGCGCAGGATGGTAACAAGCGTGTCTCGTGGATCGACTACTTCCTCGGTATTGCTGACTCAGTGGCAGTACGGGCTGACTGCACACGGCGGCGTGTTGGCGCTGTGGTCGTGGACAGGCATACCAAGCACCTCATCTCAACTGGTTACAACGGTGCCGCTCCGGGTGAGCCTGGCTGCCTGAGTGACGGTGCCTGCCCGCGCGGACGCCACTACAGGTCCCTGTACCATCACGGAACCCCGGCTGACGGCAGCAGTCCGCAGCTTCCCGCACTGTTCGGTAACACCTGCGGTGGCTGCGGCAAGGACTGGCCGTGCCCAGAAGCGGCTTCTCCGGGCTCCAGCTACGACACAGGTCCAGGGCAATGCACGGCGTTGCATGCTGAGCTGAATGCCTGCATACGAGCAGGGGATCGTGCTCGTGGTGCATTCCTGTACTGCACCGATCAGCCCTGCGATGGATGTGTCAAGGTGATGAAATCTGCTGGAATCGCGCAGTGCGTTTGGTACGGAGGTAGTATGGAAGTATGTCGCCAACAAGCAGAACCCAACAGCTTCCAAAGCAGGATTGTGAAGGCTGTAAGAAGCCGTTTCAACCACTGAGGCGAAACATACGCTTCTGTAAGCGGAAGGCTTGTGCCCAGGCTCGGCAGAAGGCCCGCTGGACCAAGTGGCGAGAGAGCCTTAGCTTCGAGGAATTCAGGGATTTCGAGAACTCCCGACAGCAAGGTTATCGAGAGCGCACGGGGTACACCCGTAACTGGGAACTACAGAACAAGTACGGGATAACCCTAGAATTCTGGCTTGGCTATCTCGATAAAATCGAACACTCGTGTGAGATCTGCAAGAAGCAGGCTGAAGTGCTATGTGTAGACCACGACCACGCCACAGGTAGGTTCAGGGGTGCCTTGTGCCGTAGCTGCAACCGAAGTATAGGCCAGCTAGGTGATACAGCCGAGCATCTACGCCGAGCGCTGAGCTACCTTGAAAGGGTCAACAGCCGGTAACCTGAAACCATGATGGCAGATGTCGGCCCGGCCCGTGAGCAAACGGAACTCAGTCAGGAGGAGACTGACGCCTTTACCGTGCTCATCGAGAGCAACACCAGGCCACAGGAACGCCAGCAGCTAAGCTACGCCTTCCGCAACGTGCGCTACCAGCAGGGCCGGAACGTCATCGACGGTTTCCAGAGGAACGCTAGGAAGATGTGGCGTGATCGCCCGCCAGCGGGAAGTGGTCTCTGACGAACTCGCGAGCTGCGGCCAGGATGATCCGGTCCTCCATGTAGTAGCTGTAATGGTCAATGTTGCCTGAAGACACTTCCATGTCCCCGTGCTTGAGCAGGTAATAGCCGACTGCGTTGTTGAGGAACTGGCCTAGCCTCAGGTCACCGGCCCTTGTCCAGCACTCCAGCAGGTCGTAAAGAAGCTCCTCCCGCTCCTTAACCGTTTTAGCGCGGTCCTTGTCAGGCGTTCCGATGCTGATAGTCATGCCGTGGTCAACTCCTGGCTCCTGGGAGGTATTCCCCGTAACCTGGAAGCCGGAGGCGACTGTGACCGACCTGGCAACTTACTATGACAACGCGGCGACGGTGATCCCGCTTGACGTTGAGTTCACTGACGCCTTTGGCGCGCTTGCCGATCCTGCCACGGTTGTCCTCACCGTTACCGACCCCTACGGCACTGCTACGGTGTACACGGGAACCGGAGCCGACCCCAACCACATCGTCCACGACAGCACGGGCGAGTACCACCTGTGGCTCCAGCCCTTCGGCGCGATGCCCAAGCCCCCGGCAGGCAACTGGACCTGGTGCTGGACTGGCGTGGGCGGTGCCGTGGCTGACGGAGCCCAGGTATTCGCCGGCTCTTTCCGCGTCCTTCCGCTCACCGACGTGGGCACCGGCTACAACATGTGGTACTGCACGAAGGAAGAACTGAAGTCGAGGCTTCAGATCGACGGCACGGACACCTCTGACGACCACGAGATCCAGATTGTCATGCAGGCAGTTACCGACTGGATCACCACGTACTGCGGACGCCATTTCTACCGGGTTACCGAGACTCGCACATTCAGGCCGGATAACGTCTGGACGCTGGACATCGATGACCTGGTGACGTGCACTTCCCTGGACCTGGACTACGACGGGGACGGGGTATACGAAGTGCACTGGGTGCAGGACGTTAACTTCCAGCTCATGAGGACGCAGAGCCGGTACAACAAGCACAACCTGGGCGTAGCACGTCCTAAAAAAA